CGGGTAGGCCTTCCGCACAATCCGAGCCCAGGACGTAACCACTACCGGGCGCGCCGGGTCATCCTGAAGTAACAGGCAGCGCGCAACCGACCAGCAGCCACCCCAGGGCCCTGGTTCCACGAGCACGAGGTGCTTCGATGGAACAGGGCCTTTCGAACATCCCCCTCCAACACGATCGCCGAGGCCGCCGCGTGGGCGAGGAGCGCCGCGCGGCGGGGCGTGCGCGCTCTGGCGTTTCATGGGCCGCCGGCCTGCGCGGCGGTTTCGGCGATCGTCGAGGGGTGCGCGCGTGAAGGCGCCGCACGGTCAGGCCGCGGTCTACGCCTTCGTCGGCTGGGATGCGTTCCTCCGCCAGCACTCCCACCTGAAGGGCGAGGAGTTCGAGAGGGCGGTCGCGGCCGAGTGGGAGCCGCGGATGGTCCTGGTGGCGGCGCCGCCCGGCCGGCGGTTCTTCTACGACAAGGACGTCGACGGCGTCGAGGACCCGGGCGAGGGGAGCCGCGGCGTCCGCGTTCACCCGATGATAGCCGACGAGACGACCGCGCTCCTGCTCGACATCTCCCGGGCGCACGAGCGCGGGCTGGCTGGCGTCGAACTCTGGCCGTATGTGAGCTCGTGCGCGGGCGGTTACAAGTTCCGCCTGCAGAAGGGCTCGTTCGACAAGCTGTCCTGTCACGGGCTCGGTCTCGCCATCGACTTCGACCCCAAGCGCAACGCCTACCGCAAGCCGGTCATCAACACGGCGCTCGGCACCATGCCGGGCCTCGACGTGGTCCGCGCGGCTGAGCGACGCGGTTGGAAGTGGGGCGGGGACTTTTTCATGCCGGACGCGATGCACCTGCAGTTCGCGACCGGCTTCTAGACGGACGACGCAAAGGAGGACGTGCATGAAGAGCAAGACGACCAGGGTCATGGGAGCGCTGCTGATGGCGGCGCTGGCGTATGCGTGCGCACCGATCCCGACGGAGCCCGACGGCGGAGGCACCGGCAGCGGCAACGGGAACGGGTCGGGAAACGGCAACGGCAACAACGTGACCATCAACCTGGTGGTCAACGGCAACGTCCCGGGCTCCGGAACGGGCACGGGGCCGAGCTCGGGGTGCGCGGCGATCGCGGACATCGGCGGGAAGCTCTACGGCAGCGTCGACACTCGAGGCATCGCCCTGAACGTCGGGCAGACCGCCAGCGCCGACTTCACGCCGAAGGACGCGCAGGGGAAGACGCGCGGCGGGACGTGCGACATCGACACGCCGGTCGAGTTCCTCGTCAGCGACGCGCTCGTCTGCCAGGTGATCCCCAACGGGCCGAGCCCCTACGTTCCATCCATCAAGGGGCTCAAGGCCGGAACCTGCACGGTGAAGGCCCGGGCTGCTGGTGTCACGACCTCCGATGACAAGGCGGTCCGGGTGACGGTCTCGTGACGACCCGTGCCAAGTTCAAGGTGGCCGAGGTGCGCGCCCTGGAGGGCGGGGTCCGCATCGTCAAGGCGCTGCCCGTGGTCTCGGGCTCGGACGAGAACCGGTCGTTCTCCAAGTACACCCCCAGCGGTGCGCTCGAGCTCACCGTGACCCAGGCCGGCGCCATGAGCGACTTCGCTCCCGGCGTCGAGTTCTACGTCGACATGACGCCGTGCGCGACGGCTGAGGCGCCGAAGTGACGGGCGCACCAGTCGGGCGCCGCGGGTTCATCGCAGCGCTGCTCGCGGTGGCCGCCGCTCCGGCGGTCGTGCGCTGGCAGGAGGCCGCCCGCGTACGCATCCAGGCGCAGATGGTCGAAGCCTGGAAGGGAATCGCCGAGGTGTTCGGTCTTCCGCTGCCGAAAGTACCGGCCGGGAGGTTCCTGTCGGCCAACGAGGTCCGCGCGCTCGAGGACCGCCTCGCAGACGACGTCGACCGCGTCAGCCAGGAGTGGCAGGCAGCTGGGCTCACGTGGAAGGACATCGACGCCGCGCGTGCGTCGAGCCCGGCCCTACGCCTCCTGGGCGCTCTCCTGCTCGCGTTCCTCTGGTCGACCGTCGCTTACGCGGGCGAGCCGTGCAAGAACGACGCGGGCCTCGAGATTGTCTGCCCCGACTACCTCGAGGAGCCCGCGGTCGTTCAGGCTCCTCCTTCGCCGGCGCCGTCACCCTCCCCGACGCCGACTCCCTCTCCAAGCCCGTCGCCCGACGCCGGGTTCAAGGTGGACGCCGGCGGCGGCGTGATCGCGTCGCTGTCGAGCGAGACCAGCAAGGGCGAGCCGACGGCCGAGCTCGCGCTCGGCATCAACCTCGTGAAGGGGCAGAAGAACCCACCGCGCGGCGAGCTCCTCCTCCGCTACGGTGCCCTGCCGGGCGTGACCCCCAACCTGAGCGACCCCACGACCTTCCGCGCGTTCGGAGCCGAGGCCAGCGTGTCGAAGGCGCTGAGCGACAACCTGGTCCTGAAGCCGTCGCTGGTGTTCGGTGCGGACTTCCGGTTCAACGAGCCCGACGTCGAGCCCCGCCACCGCGCCGCGCGCTTCTTCTTCGTCGGGTTCCGAATCGACGGGGACCGAGGATTCCTGTTCCTCGGCGCTGGAGGCGACGAGCGTCTATCGACGACCGCGCGCGACCGACCCTCGTACCTGCCCGCTGGCACCGCCACGTGGCGGCTGAAGGTCGGGGACGTGACGGGCAATCTCGCGGCCTACATCACGGGACGCGTCGTGCTGTTCCTCCGCCTCGGCTACACGGCGCTGGCCGCGGGGTCCGACATCGCGCAGCTGGGCGGCATGTTGGGCTGGGGAAACACCAAGCCGAAGGCGCGCGCGCGGGATAGGTGACGGGGTGACAGCCCGTACGGAGGGGGTGCCAGTGTCAACGACGAAGACCAGCGCCGACGACGCCCGCGCACTCCTTGCGTCATTCGACGACCACCAGAAGCCGTGGTGGTCTCAGGTCAGCAAGCCGATGCTCGTCGGTCTGCTGACCGTTCTGGCGCTGGCCCTCCTCTACCACGAGAAGGGCTGGCGCGACGAAGTGAACGCGGGCTTGCGCAGCGCGGCCTCGCGAGACGACCTCAAACGGGCACTCGACGAGGTGCAGGAGATCCGCGTCGAGCAGCTGAAGTTCTTCGCGTGGCAGGCGGAACGGATGGGCGACCGCGGGAAGGCCGCGGAGATCAATCAGCAGCTGGTTCGAGAGGGCGAGAAAGGAAAGGCGACCCCGTGAACGCTCAGGACGTCATGACCGTCTCCACCGTCGTGGTCGCGCTCGTCACCTATGCGAAGTGGTCCGGCGTTCCCGACGAGCAGGGCTCGCACTGGGTGCTCGCGCTGGCGTTCGTCGGCGTCGGCGTCTGGGCCTACAGCAAGGGCAACTTCTCTCGCGAGACGGCGTTCGACTACCTGGCGGGATACATCGCCGTCGTCACAAGCGCCGCGGGCGTCTTCGGATTCACGCGCCGGTACCGCGGGTCTCTGACCGCGACGAAGGAGCCGCCCTCGGACCCGGGCTTGATGACCCGCGAGAGCGGCGCGGCGCGGCTGGGCCTGGTGGTGTTCGTGCTCGCGTGCGTGATCGGCGGGGCCGGGCTCGTTTGCGCGGTCCTGGGGATCGACCCCGCCAGCCGCGCGGTGGCGGCCGAGCGCGCGCGCCTCCGCGCCGAGGCCTACGAGGAGGGCGTCGGCGACGGTCTCAGGCTCGCGACGGCGCTCGAGCACCCCTGCAAGGCGTCGACGCTCCCGCCGGAGCTCGCGCGGTGATCGGCTGCACCTGGCGCCGTCGCGTCCTTCTGGCCGTCCTGTACTGCCCGCTCGAGGCGGGCCACCAGGGCGACCACAAGGAGGAGGTGCTGACGCAGGCTCGCGTAGAAGCCGCCGTCTTGCGCGACTTCGTGGTCCTCCTATCACGAGCCGAGAAGCTCTGCCTGTGCGTGTCCTGGCCAGATCTCCTGTGCCCACCGTGCGCGGCGAAGAAGGCCCTGGGCGACGCCGCGGCTGCGGCGGAGCGCGTCCGGACCGGAGAGGACCCGGGTCCCTGCCGCTGCGACCCGCCGCACGTGGTGGCGCAGCCCTAACGCGGCCATGGACGCCCACAAGAACTTCGCGTACAGCACAGTCGCCTCCGCGCCCAGTCCGGCCGATTCCGGGTTGACGCTCGCGGTGGCGGCAGGGCATGGCGCGAGGTTCCCGGCGCCGCCGTTCAACGCCACGGTGCACGCCGCGAACGAGATCCCGGTCCCCACGAACGCCGAGGTGTTGCGCGTCACCGCCGTCGACGGCGACGAGTTGACGATCCTCCGGACGCAGGAGGGCTCGACCGCCCGCACGGTCCTTGTCGGCGACTCGATCTTCGCGGCCATCACGGCGAAGACGCTTACCGACATCGAGGACGCGCTGCCCGGACCCACAGGGCCGACCGGCCCGACGGGACCCGCTGGCGCTATCGGACCCACAGGGCCGGCTGGTGCCGACTCGACCGTGCCTGGCCCCACGGGCGCCGCTGGCGCTACGGGTCCTGGAGGCCCGACTGGTCCCACAGGGCCGACCTCCACGGTGGCTGGTCCCACGGGCCCGACAGGTGCCACAGGCGCAACCGGGCCCACCGGACCAACAGGCCCCGCGTCGACGGTCGCTGGTCCAACCGGCCCCACGGGCGCCAACAGCACCGTCGCAGGTCCAACCGGCCCCACGGGACCGACGGGACCTACGGGACCGACCGGTGCGAACTCGACGGTCGCGGGTCCGACGGGGCCTACCGGTCCGACCGGCCCGACAGGAGCGGGCTCGACCGTTGCCGGTCCCACTGGACCGACCGGCCCGACGGGAGCCACGGGTCCGACCGGTGAAAAGGGCGGGCTGCGCTACAACTTCTCGACGACGACGACGAACGCCGATCCCGGTCAGGGCGTATTCCGGTACAGCAACGCGACGATCGCCGCGGTGACCAGCATCTACATCGACCTGCTGGACCAAGGCGGCGTCGATCAGACCGCCTTCATCGACAGCTGGGACGACAGCAGCTCGACGGTGAAGGGCTACCTGGTCATCAAGTCCAACACCGGAACGATCGTCAACGTCTGGCAGGTGGACGGGTGGGTCACCCAGACGGGATACCGCCGGATCCAAGTCACCTTCGTCTCTGGAACGCTGCCTGCGAACGGTGAGGCGTGCGTCGTCGAGTTCATCCGCAGCGGAGACATGGGAACGGCAGGTCCCACGGGGCCGACAGGACCGACCGGTCAGACCGGCAGCACGGGGCCGACCGGACCCACGGGCGCGAACAGCACCGTGGCCGGGCCGACCGGGCCTACGGGTCCCACCGGAGCGACGGGAGCGACCGGGCCGACTGGAGCGAACTCGACCGTGGCCGGTCCCACGGGCCCGACCGGACCCACAGGCCCGACGGGTCCCACCGGCGCGCAGGGCGGGCTCCGCTTCAACTTCTCGACGACAACGGCCGACGCTGACCCTGGCCAGGGCGTGTTCCGCTACAACAACGCCACCATCGGGAGCGTCACGTCCATCTTCATCGACCTCCTCGACCAGGGCGGGGTCGACCACTCGGCGTTCATCGACTCGTGGGACGACAGCACATCCGCGGTCAAGGGCTACCTCGTCATCAAGTCGAATGCGAACGGCGATGCCACGGTGAACGTGTGGCGCGTCGACTCTTGGACGACGGCCTCCGGATACCGGAAGATCGGCGTGACGTTCGTCTCGGGCGCGCTGCCGTCGGACACAGAGGCGTGCACCATCGAGTTCACGCGCACCGGCGACCTCGGCGCCACCGGGCCTACGGGACCCACAGGCCCGTCCGGCGCGACCGGGCCCACCGGGCCGACCGGAGCGAATAGCACCGTCGCGGGTCCCACCGGCCCCACGGGACCTACCGGTCCGACGGGGCCCACGGGCGCGAGCGGGCCCACGGGTCCCACCGGGCCGGCAACGGCGTTCTACAACGCGAACTCGACTGACGTCGTCGCGAACGCTACCGACACCTACCTCACGGGGTCGGACATCAACGTCGTCGGCCACCTGAAGATCGGCAGCATCCTCTACTGGCGGATGGTCGCGTCGAAGAGCTCGGCCGGAACGGCAGTCCCCGCCTGGAGCATGCGCGCTGGCAACGGCGGGACGATCACTGACACCGCGCGCTGCACCGCGACGGGAGTGGCCCAGACCGCGCTGACGGATTTCGGCATCTTCGAAGTCACGGCAGTGGTCCGCGCGACCGGCGCCACGACCGTCATCCAGTCCAATTTCAACTTCCGCCACTCGAACACCGTGTCGGGCTTCGCGAACCAGGCCCAGGAGATCATCCGCAACTCTCTCTCCACGGCGTTCGACGCAACCTCGCTGGGCACGCGCGTCGGGCTGTCGGTCAACCCGGGCACGGCCGGAGTGTGGACGTTCCAGATCGTCGCGGCCTACCTGGACAACGGCATCTGATGCGCTTCCACCTCCTGTCGCTTCCGAACGTCCAGACCACGAAGGCCTACTCGCTCGACGGATTCGCCATGGCGACGATCCGATTCGCGCGCCTGTTGAAGGGTCTTGGGCACACGGTATTCCTCTACGCCAGCGAGGAGAACGAGGCGCCGTGCGACGAGCTCATCACGACCATCACGAAGGAGGAGCAGCACGTGCTGCTCGACGGCTGCGAATACCAGTACGCGGCCATGGAGAGCCGGTTTGCGCTCTGGGCGCTCGCCAACCCGCGGATGGTGGCCGAGATCGCCAAGCGGAAAAAGGAGCGCGACATCATCGCCGTCATCGGTGGCACATCCCACGAGCCGATCGCGAACGCGCACCCCGACCTGATGACGGTTGAATACTCGATCGGGTACGTCAGCAGCTTCGCCAAGTACCGCGTCTTCGAAAGCCACTACTGGCGCGCGATGACGCACGGGTTTCAGCAGGCCTGGGAAGGCCGCTACTTCGACGCGGTGATCCCGCTGTTTTTCGATCCGGCGGAGTTTCAGTTCCGCTCGACGAAGGAGGGGTTCGCCCTCTATGTCGGACGGCTGATTCCTAACAAGGGACTGCTGACCGCGTGCCTCGCGGCCCGCCACGCTGGAATCCCGCTGAAGGTGATCGGTCACGGCGATCCAGCGCTCGTGACGCACGGCGCGCAGTACCTGGGCGCGCTGCCGATGGCCGAGCGCAACGACCTCATGTCCCGGGCCACCGTTCTCATCTGCCCGACGCACTACGTGGAGCCTTTCGGGAGCGTCGCCGTCGAGGCCCAGATGTGCGGCACGCCCGTGGTGAGCACGGACTTCGGTGGGTTCGTGGAGACGGTCGAGAACGGCCGGACCGGGTACCGGTGCAGCTACCTGGGGGAGTTCGTTTCCGCCGTGCGTGCCGCGTCGTTGCTCGATAGGCACTACATCCGCGCGCGCGCGGAGCGGCTCTACTCGATCGAGGCGGTGGCGCAGCAGTACGAGGACTACTTCAAGCGCCTCCAACTGCTGTGGGGCGAGGGCTGGAACAGCCTCCAGGTGCTCGAATGCTAGGAGGGGCGTGCTTCGGTCACGCGTACCCGGCGGGCTCGGCATCGTTTCCGCTCGGTCCCACCGTCGGACTCGCGGTGCTGGGCGCTCTCGCGCTGGTCGGCACCCGTCTCGGTCCGGTCACCATCGCGGCCGCCGACCTGGGCGTCATCTCCATGACGGGCCCAGCCCTTGGCGCCACGACCATCGAGCGCGTCTCTGGCCTCGGAGACGTGACGCTGACGGGAACGTGCCTCACGGACACGGAGCTGATCGGATGATCTCGAACCTGCCTATCTACAACCAGGGCACGACCCAACTCATCACCACGACTCTGAAGGACGAGACGGGCGCGCTCATCCCGACGGCGGGCCTGACCGCGTTGACGGCCACTCTCACGGTCCGCACCACCGGGGCCGTCATCAACAGCCGCAGCGTGCAGGACATCAAGAACGCCAACGGCGGCACGTACGTCGATGGCGTGCTGACCCTGACCCTCTCGCCAGCCGATAGCCCGCACGCGGGTCAGAGCCCCATCGAGGACCACGTCCTCCTCCTGCGCTGGACCTACAACAGCGGTGCGTCCGCGGGCGTGCAGGAGATCCTCCTGCGCGTGCGCGACGTGGGGAGGGTGTGATGGGCTTCCGCGTTGAGGGGCGCACGTGAGCCGAGCCCGTACGGTTTGCTCGCAGGCGGTGTGCCTCAACCTGCAGCCCTGCGCCGACCACCCGCCCCGTCCTGCCTGGGACCACGGCGGGCGCTCGCGTCAGGCTCGTGGCCTCGACGCTGAGTACGACCGCAACCGAGCGATCGTGCTGCGCGAGGAGACCCACTGCGGCATCTGCGGGGAGCCTGGCCTCGAGGACGACACGGCGGACCACAAGGTGCCCCGTGCGCAGGGCGGCGGCAATGAGCGCTCGAACCTGCAGCGCGCACACCGCGAGTGCAACCAGCGCAAGGGCGGGGCCGCGCGATGTTGAAACCAACGCGCCGTCTCCAAATTCACGGAGGGGGCGGGGTCAAATGTGTAGGAGTTACCAGCTACAGGACCGCGCTCCTTCCCGGTTTGCTGTCTGTACGGGTTCCAAACCCCGTACGGGACCCAAAAATCCAGGAAATCGGATCGGCTGACGATTTCAAGATCGAGGATCGCGGCTGATGCCGGGCCCGCCGCCCAAGGCACCGGGCCTGCGCGCGCGCCGCAACAAGGCGTCGACGCGCGCGCGTCTCGGCGCCGCTGCGCGCGGCGTGCGCACGCCGGCGCTGCCGATTCGCGGGTGTCCGTGCGGTGGGCCGAAGCCGGAAGCGCCCAAGCGAAAGGGGCCCGGGCGCCCGACGAAGAAGAAGCCGCCGTGCGATCTCTGCGATGACACCGGCGTCGTGCCCTGGAACACGCTGACCGTCGGATGGTGGCGCCGCCTGTGGTCGTCGCCGATGGCCGGCGAGTTCATCGAGTCCGACATCGACCCGCTGTACACGCTCGCCTCGCTCAAGGACGAGTTCTGGACGCGATCGCCGGGCGACCCGAAGCTCGCCGCGGAGATCCGTCAGCAGGAGGCTCGGTTCGGGCTGACGCCGCTCGACCGCCGGCGCCTCGAATGGGAGATCCAGCAGGAGGAGAAGGACCAGGACGGAGGTGACGGCGCGCCGCCAACGAGCGATGAGGGCCCGCGCAAGCCGGTCGAAGACCCGCGGACGAAGATGAGGCTGGTCGGTTGATCCTCCACGTCCCGCCGCTCGAGGAGAACGGGAAGGAGTGGCCGTCGCTCGGGCCGCTGGTGTGCGACTACATCGAGGAGCGGTTCGTTTTCGGACCCGGCGACCTCTACGGCAAGCCGGCGGTGCTGGACGAGGAGAAGAGGTTCCTCATCTGGCGGATGTACGAGGTCTACCCACCCGGCCACGAGCGCGCAGGCGCGGGCCGCCGCCGCTTCAACAAGTGCGCGGTCTCCGAGCCGAAGGGCAGCGCCAAGACGGAGCTCATGGCGTGGATCGCCGGCGTCGAGCTCGCGCCCGACTCGCCCGCGAGGTGCGACGGGTTCCGCAAGGACGGCTCGCTCATCTGGCGGCCCGTCTCAAACCCCTATATCCCGCTGTGCGCGTACACCGAGTTCCAGACGGAGGAGCTCGCGTACGGCGCCCTGAAGTCGATCCTCGAGAAGATGAAGGACGCGGACCGCTACTACGACATCGGCCTCGACCGAATCATCCGCATCGGCAAGAACGGCAAGCCGGATGGGAAGTGCGAGGCGGTGGCGAGCGCGCCGGGATCGGCGGACGGCGCGCGAACCACGTTCCAGGGATTCGACGAGACGCACCGGTTCATCCGGCCCCAGCACCGCAAGGCCTACCAGACGATGATGCAGAACATCCCGAAGCGGAAGCTGTCGGACGCCTGGAGCCTGGAGACCACCACCGCCTACCAGCCGGGCGAGCGCAGCGTCGCGGAGGCCACGCACCAGTACGCCAAGGCCGTCGACGACGGCCGTCTCAAGAACGCGCGCCTCTTCTACTTCCACCGCCAGGCGGGCGAGCACTACAACCTGGACGACGAGGAGCAGCGTCGCGCGGCGGTCATCGAGGCGTCGGGTCCGATGGCGGGCTGGCGCGACATCGACGGCATCGCCGCCCAGTACGACGACCCGACCGTCGAGCGCGCGTACTGGATCCGCGTCTGGCTGAACCGGCCGATGAAGGGTGCCGACCGCGCGTTCGATCCCGAGGTCTGGAAGTCCAGAGCGAAAGCGGGAGAGATCCCCGGCGGTCGTCTGGTGTCCCTGGGGTTCGACGGCGGCCGAACGGACGACGCCACGGCGCTCATCGCGACGGACGTCATGACCGGATTCCAGCAGACGGTGAAGGTCTGGGAGCGCCCGCTCGAGCTCGCCCCCAAGGACCGCTGGGAGATCGACACCCAGGACGTAAACAAGGCCGTGGCGGCGTGCTTCAAGCGATGGAAGGTCGTGCGGTTCTACGCAGATCCGCCGCACTGGGAGGACGAGCTCGCCAACTGGTCGAACACCTTCGGCAAGGACATCGTGATCCGCTTCCAGACCCAGTGGCTGGACAAGATGGTGGTCGCCATCTGCGCGTTCCGAGACGCGATGCACAACGAGCAGCTGACGCACGACGGCGACGACGCGTACGCGCGTCACGTCGGGAACGCCGTGAAGCGCTACCACGAAAAGCGCGCCGAGCACGGCGAGCGGGTGTGGACGATCTACAAGGAACGCCCCGACTCGCCGCTGAAGATCGACGCCGCAATGGCCGGGATTCTCTCGTGGATGGCGCGCCTCGATGCGCTGCGCGCCGGGGTCGAGGCGCCTCGGCCGAAACAGGACTACGTGGTGGATTGGGTGGGTGCCTGACATGCGATTCAAGTTTCCGCGGTTCAAGTGGCCGCGCCTGCGCTGGCCATCGTGGTCGATCGACAAGTGGGACGCGCTCACGCTCGCGGGCACCGCGCTGCTGGGCGCAGGGGTGTGGATGCGTTGGGGCGCGCCCTGGGCGTTCATCCTGCTGGGCTCGTTCGCGCTCGGGCTAGCGGCGTTGCACGCGCTGATCCTGGCGCTGGTGGACGCGATCGCGGCGGCGCGTAATCGCCGCCAGGTGGGGAACCGATGAGCCTCCTGGCCGAAGTCTTCAACCCGCGGCCGCTCGCGTCGTCGGGCCCGGTCGCGCCGGCTTACGGCACCGAGCCGCTGAGCTCGTTCTGGTACACGTCCGACCCCAGCGGCTGGGTGAGCGAGCGCGGGCCTGTCGGCATGAGCGCTGACACCCTCCTCCGCTGTGGCACCGTCTACGCCGCCGTCGGGTTCCGCGGCGACTCGTGGGCGATGTCCCAGCCGTCCACGTTCAAGCGCACCGCGGACGGCCGTGAAGAGCAGCCGAACCACCCTTCGCAGATCGTGCTGCGAAAGCCGAACCGGTGGCAGACGGGGAACCGGTGGCGTCACCTCAACGGCGTGCGAATGGCGCTGTGGGGGAACGCCTACAACGAGATGAAGGGAGGCGACCGCTCGTTCGCCGACGAGCTCTGGCCTCTCGACCCGTGGCGCTGCCGCGTGGTCGACCAGCGCAATGACGGGTCGCTCCTCTACGTGTACACCGACAAGGTCGATGGCGAGCGCCGGCTCGGCCAGGAGCGGATGCTCCGCTTCCACGACCTGAGCACCGACGGGCTGCGCGGCGTCGACATGTACCGCCTCATCAGGAACATCGTAGGCATCGCGCTCCTGGCCGAGCAGCACATGACCACGTTCCTGACGAAGGGGACGCGGATCTCCGGGCTGCTGGTTCCGACCGACCCGCTCGAACCCGAGCAGCGCCAGCAGCTGCGCGACAGCGTCAACAGCGACCTGGGCGGAGCCAGCAAGACGGGCACGCTCGGAATCCTGCCTTACGGCGTGAAGGTCGAGAAGATCGACACCACGCACCGCGACGCCCAGTTCCAGGAGCTCTCGGACGGCGTTGTCGGCGCGATCCTCCGTTTCCTGCGCGTGCCGGGGTTCGTCGTCGGCTACCAGGGTGACAAAGCGAACACGTACGCGAGCGCGAAGGAGACGGCCCAGGAGGCGCTCCGCCACACCGTGCTGCCGATCATCACGAACGTCGAGGCGGAGGAGGAGAAGGCGCTCCTGCCCGATGGCTCCGGTCTACAGATCAAGCACAACCTCGACATCCTCCTCCGCGTGAACACCAAGGACCGCTACGAGACCCTGGTGAAGGCGACCGGCCGGCCGTTCATGACGGGCAACGAGGCCCGCACCGTCGAGGACATGGACCAGGTTACGGACGACCCGTCGATGAACCGCGTCCTCATGCCCTCCAACCACACGGACGGCACCGATCCGGATGGCGAGGGCGAGGAGACGGACGCGACGCTCGAGGCCGCGCGCACCGCGCAGACGAGCGTGGCGGAGGCCCGGCTCACGGCCGCGGCGCTCACGATCCAGAAAATCTACCTGGGCGTCGACATCGTGCTCACCACCGAAGAGGCCCGCGCGATGGTGACCCAGATGGGCTTTCCGCTGCCAGGCGACATCCCGGGCGGTCGCAAGCCTGCGGCGCCGCCGCCGTTCGGCGCTCCGGGCGCGCCGCGCCCCGCGCCCGCGCCGAGTGGCGCGCCCGAGCCCGACGAGGCGGAGGTCGAGGAGGACGCGGCGTCCGTCGCGAAGCGCGCGGAGTTGCTCGCGGTCCAGGCCGCGCTCCAGGCCGACGACCAACTCCAGGTGCTGCGCTCTCGCGCCGCGCGCGCCGAGTGGCTCGCGGCACAGGCCGCGCTGGTTGCGGTGCGACGGGAGATGAACACCGCGCGGGAGAAGGCTCCGAAGCTGGCGCGCGACGCGCAGCGCTGGAGCGCCTGGCTCGCGGACCTCTACCGCGGCCGCCACTTCGACTACCTGGTGAGGGCGCTCGACCTCCCGGTCGACGTCGCTCGGTCCTGGTGCGAGGCGCAGCTGGCCGCGCTGGCTGGCGGAGGCTTGGCGGTCATGGAGACGTGGGAGACGGACGCCGCGCCGCGGTTGGCGGCGCTGGTGCTGGGGGAAGGGGAGACGCGATGCTGAGCCTGCTGCAGATGGTGGCCGGAAAGCCGTGGGCGATCCGCGGCGACATGGCGGCGCACGTTCACGGGATGGTGAAGCGCGACGGCATCGCCGGCCTGCGCCACCTGGCGGAGTTCAAGGCGAAGGTGCACGCCTTCGACGACGACGACGGCGGAGCGCCGAGCGTCAACGCGATGCGCCCTCGGGTCCTGGGATCGGTGGGCGTCGTCTCCGTCCTCCAGGTGCTCACCGCGCGCGGCGACATCGTGGGCAGCGCGGAGACGCGCAGCACCATGGCAGTCGCTCGCGACGTGGCGGCGCTGGCGGGCGACTCGCGCATCGACGCGATCGTCCTCGAGCTCGACAGCCCTGGCGGGGAGGTCTCCTACATCCCGGAGGCCTACGGCGTGATCGCCGCCGCCGCCAAGGTCAAGCCGGTGGTGGCCGTCACGAACGGCCAGGAGGCCAGTGCGACCCTCTACCTCGGGGCGGGGGCCACCGAGAAGTTCGTCACGCCGTCCGGTCAGATCGGATCGCTGGGCGTCTACATCCTGCACGTCGACGAGTCGAAGGCGCTGGACAACGAGGGCCTGGCGTTCGAGTTCATCGTCGCCGACGGATCGCCGTACAAGGTCGAGGGCAACAGCACCGGCCCGCTCAGCGAGGAGGCGCGCGCGCACCTCCAGAAGTGGGTGAACCACTACATGGGCATGTTCGTCCGCGACGTCGCGAAGGGCCGCCACGTCTCGACCGGACACGTCCTGAAGCACTTCGGCCAGGGCCGGATGTTGAGCGCCGAGGAGGCGGTCGCCGCGAAGCTGGCCGACACGGTGGGCACGCTCGAGCAGGCAGTCCGCCGGGCCGAGCAGCTGGGCGCCGCCGCCAGGCGCGGACGCACCAGCGCCCCGCGCGCCGCGTTCGACATGGGCGCGCCGTCGGCCACGCACGAGTGCTCACGCTGCGCGGCTGGTGAGGCGGGCACGCACGCGGACCCGTCGGCGACGTTCTCGCCCCACGAACCGCAGGAGCCGGCGGATGCGCCCCCCGTCGAGCCGGCCCCGGCCGTGGGCCTCACGCCTGCCCAGGCGCTGGCTCGGAAGCGCGCGCTGTGAGCGATGACGTGCCGGCCTCGACACGCCAGAAGGGTCGCCCGCGAAAGCCGGAGAGTGAGCGCCGCAGCGTGCGGCTGCGCGCCTACATGACGCCCGACGAGGCCGAGCGGCTCTACCAGGCGGCGCGCGCGGAGCGCAAGACGGTTTCGGAGCTCATCGCCGATCGCTGCCTCCGGACAGTTTCGTGAACCCTCAAAAATACGGACCGGAGAAAGTGCTGCTAGCGTAGCCGCCGAACCGAGGACCCACCCGCCCGACGGCGCGAAGGGTCGCCCCGCGAGATCGCGTTTCCCCGACGAGGAGCGCTGAGCGGCAACCGAGAGCCAGATTTCTCGGTGCCCGCCAGCGCTCTTCGTGCTTCCGGGCACCCGCCCGGAGGAAACGTCCGATGCGCCTCATTCCGCCGCTCCTGCAGATCACGACCGTGATTCTGCTGACGCTGGCCGTGCTCGTCTCCATCCTGCTGTCGACCGCCGCCAGTCGCGGTGGTGGCTCCGTTGCGATCTTCCGCACCCTGCGCGCGGTCGGCTTCGACCAGCGTCGAGCCCGAAACATCGCGATGGCGGCGGCCGCTGTTCTGGCGATCCGGCTGCCGTCCTGGTCCACCTACCGCCTCGCCGGCGGCGCCGACAGGGTGAACGAGCTCCGCCAGGAGGTCATCAACTGCAAGGGCAACGAGAACAGCCGCCAGCGCGCGCTGGACGGACTGCTCGCTGAAGAGAGCTCGACCCGTACCGCGGTCAACGCGCTCCTGGAAAGGGTGGTCGCCGGTAAGGCGACACCCGAAGAGCAGGCCTCCGTACCGAACCAGGAGAAGGCCCTGGCCTCGTTCGAGGCGCGCATCAACGCGGCCCGGTCGCTGGTCGCGAACGCCGCAGACGACGTGCTGAAGGCGGAGAAGGCGCTCCTGGCGGAGGAGAAGCGGATCTCCGCCGAGGACGCTTCGCTCGCCGCGCGTCCCTCCGGCCGCGTCGAGGTGGTCGAGGACCAGGCGGCGAAGTGGGCCAAGGACCCGAAGCGCGGCTACGAGAGCCACAGCGACTTCATGACGGACGTCATGATCTCCAACTCCACGGGCCACATGGACCCGCGCCTGAAGCCGCTGGCGACCCAGGGCTCCGACGAGCAGCAGGGCGCCAGCAACCCCTACGGCGGGTTCTTCGTACCCACGGCGGTCATGCCCGGCGTGCTGAGCATCGGTCCCGAGCTCGACCCGTTCGAGGGTCGCGTCACGCCGATCCCGATGACGGCCCCGTCGGTGAAGTTCAACGCGCGGGTCGACAAGAACCACGCGACGAGCGTCTCCGGCGGATTCCGCGTCTACCGGCGACCGGAGACGGTCGACGGTACCCCGAGCCGCGCAGCGTACGAGCAGGTCACGCTCACGGCCAACGAGGAGACGGGCGTCGCGTTCGCCACCGAGTCGGTCATCAACGACTCGCCCGAGTCGTTCGTCGCGATCATCACCGCGGGCATCGCCGACGAGTACGTCGCGGCGGCGATCCAGGAGCGCGTGAACGGCACCGGCGTCGGCGAGCGGCAGGGCTACATGGTGACGCCCTGCAAGATCACGATCGACAAGGAGGCCAACCAGGCCGCGGACACCATCACGGTCGAGAACATCGACAAGATGGCCTCCCGCTGCTGGCGGTACGGCCAGTCGATCTACCTCGCGAACCACACGACCCGCCCGTCGCTGCGCGGTCTCGTGCGCATCGTGGGGACGGGCGGCGTGCCGGTGCCCTACTTCACCCAGAACACCGAGGGACAGGAGTTCCTCGACGGCCGGCCGATCTTCTTCACCGAGTTCGCGCCGGCGATCGGAGACCTCGGTGACCTCGCGCTGATCGTGCCCTCCCAGTACCTCGAGGGCACCTACCAGAGCGAGCAGTTCGCGGAGTCGATGCACGTGCGCTTCCTCGCGAACGAGCGCGCGTTCCGGTTCTACCGCCGGAACGACGGTCAGTGGTGGTGGCGGACGGCGCTGAGCCCGAAGAACGGCCTATCGCTGTCGCCCGTCGTTCTGCTGGGCGCGCGGTAGGCGCGTCGCTACAGGGAAGGAGCCTGAGATGACCGCCTCGTACGACAAGCTGAAGTCGACCCTGGCCGTCCGCACGTACGCGGACGACCCGGCCGACGCGACCGTCGCCCGCAAGATCGCCTGGGTGCCGATGGGCAAGAACTTCCTCGCCCTCTGCACCTTCATCTCCGGCACGGGGGTCCTGACGTTCAAGATCTTCGCGGCCGTCGACAGCAACGGCACCACGCCGACGCTCGTCAAGGCGCATGCCGACCCCACGCCCGCCGACGCCGCTGGCGACCAGGTCCACCTCGAGGTCTCCGCCGAGGAGGTCAAACAGGCCCTCGCCGGCGCGCAGTACGTGTCGGTCGAGATGGACAACGACGCGGCCAACGACATCAACGCGGTGACCTACGTGATGGAGGGAGGCGGCGTCGGTGGCCGCTTCTCCTACGAAGGCCTGACGGGCGACGTCATCTCGTAGTCCTCACCTCGAGCCCGCCCGGCGTCGGCGCCCCGGGCGGGCTCTTCCAGCAGTGCGCCAAACAGAGGAGAGACCCTCATGGCCCGCACCGAATTGTTCGCCCGCAAACAGCCTGGCGGCGTCTTCACGATCGCCGGACTCGAGCGTCAGCCCGGCTCGATTTTCTTCGTGCACAGCGGCACCGGCACGAACGCGGCCGGGTACGGCGACAACCCGGACTCTCCGGTCGCCACGCTGGACTACGCCATCGGGCTGTGCACCGCGAACAAGGGCGACGTCATCATGGTCCTGCCCGGCCACGCGGAGACGCTCGCGGCGGCCGACGGGTTCGACGTCGACGTCGCCGGCGTCAAGATCATCGGCCTCGGCTGGGGCGCGCAGCGCCCGACGTTCACGTTCAGCCAGACGGCCGCGACGGCCGCGGTCGGCGCGGCCTCCGTGACGATCGAGAACCTGCGCTTCAAGGCGGGGATCTCGGCGGTGGTGGTCGGCCTCTCGGTCGAGGCGGCCGGAACCGACCTGCAGCTCCGCGGGTGCGACTTCCTGCAGGGTGCCGCCCACTCCACGACCGGCTTCGACTTCGTGGACAGCGTCATCCTGGCGGCCGGCGCGCACCGGGCGCTGATCGAGAATTGCCGCTTCCTGGCGGAGGCGGGCGTCGCCGGTGCCGCGACCGCGATCAAGCTCTCGGGCGCCGTCCACAACGTGACCATCCGCAACTGCGAGCTGATGGGCGACTACTCGACGGCTTGCATCAACGGCATCACGACGCTGTCGCAGCACCTCATCGTCAGCGGCAACTTCGTGCACAACACGGACGCGGCGGAGCCGTACCTCGAGGTGCTCACCGGCACGACCGGGATCATCGCGGACAACCGCGGCCTGGCCAGCGGCGCCACCATCGCGGCCAACGCCGTCGCGGACGCGATGAGCCACTGCGAGAACTTCGTGACCAACAGCGCCGGGGCCATCGCGATCATCAAGGGCGCCGGCGGCTCGCCCGCGCTGGACGCCGACTAGCGATCCTGGGGCCGGGCCATCGGGTCCGGCCCCCTTCATCCGAGGAGGTCGCATGTTCGGCAGCACCGCAAAGCCCTTCCGGCGCGCGGCCGCTCTGGTCGCGGCGCTGGTACTGCTGGGCGCGCCCTACGCGCGGGCGGCCGGCACCGTCACCACCAACGAGACCACCCACACCAGCGTCCGGAAGATCGTCTTTTCGTGGACGTCCGCCGTGGGCGGGGCCGCGGACGGAACGTCCACCGCCGTGTTCGACGGGAAGCTCCTGGGGCTTACGACCATTCCGTCCGGCGGCGGCACGGCGCCCGCCGACAACTACGACGTCGTCGTCAACGACGCGGCTGGCCACGACGTGTTGCTCGGCGCCGGCGCCAACCGCGACACGGCCACCACGGAGCACGTCGCGGGCGACAGCCTGGGCGCGATCGCCGGCACGAAGCTCACCCTGGGCGTCACGAACGCCGGCGACGCCAAGCAAGGCACCGTCATCCTCTACGTGCGGTAGGCGGGGTTTCATGGCCCTGGCCCCCTGCTCGATGGCGACGGTCGCGGAGTTCCTGGTCTTCTACCCGCTCGAGGGGAAGGGGACGGCGGACGCGATCGAAGCGTCGCTCGAGGACGCCTCGTTCGACATCGAGGGCGCAGGGCTGGGCGGTCGCCGCGGCGTCTACCGGGGCCCGGTCGAGGACGATGCCAGCATCTGCGCCGCGCAGGCGATTGCGGACGGCGCGCTCGTGATCGCCGACCCGCCGGCGGCCGCGGGCCGAACGCTGGTTGTGACCAAGACGGACACCGACCGCTCGTTGACGGCAGGCATCCTGACGGTCAGCCAGGCGGATCCGCCGCTCTCGGAGACGTTTGACCTGACGCTCGGAAACCAGCTGCACGGGGTGAAGTTCTTCACCGCCGTGGTGACCGCGACGCTCTCGGGTGTCAACGGCGCGGGCTCGGGGGACACCGTCAAGGTGGGCACGTCCCCGGGCTACACCGAGCTCTACAGCCCCTCCGGCGGCTGCAGCCTCATCACGCCCCGCGAGTGGCCGGTCCTCTACGTCGCGGACGTGTTCTCCGACTACTACAGGGTTTTCGGAGCGGACACCCTCCTCCAGGAGGGCGTCGACTTCGAGCTCCGCAACGTCGACACCAGCAAGCGCTCCATCGCCCGCATCTCGAACGGACTCGACGTGCCGTGGGCCGCCGGGCACCGGACGACCAAGGCGCGGATGTCGGCGGGCTGGAACGGCGTCGCGCGCGTGCCGCGGAACGTGAAGGGCGTTTGCCTGGAGCTCGCGGCATGGCACTACCAGCACCGCGTGAAGAAGGAGCACGGGCTGGTCAGCCGCCAGGACCAGGGCGGCAACGTGACGCGTAGCGGCCCTCCGATGCTCACCCAGGGGATGCGCGCGCGCCTGTCGACGGAGTGGCGCCCGGACGCGATGCCCACCGCGGAGCGGTCCTGGAGCGAGTCCCGATGATCGGGCCCATGACGCCCAACCAGCTGCGGATGCACCTCGCCAACAAGGCGGGGAAGGGCCTCGACAACCTCGTCAAGAACGCCCTGCGCCGCGGTGCCCGCCGGGTGAAGACGCGGGGCATCCGCCGCCTGGCGAAGAAGGGCATCGCGCACTCCATCTGGGGGAAGAAGCGGTCGGGCCTCAACCGCGCGGTCAAGGTCGGTCGCGCCGAGGAATCCGGCCAGGGCTGGTCCGTGGACATCGAGGCCAAGGGCATCCCCGCGTTGGTCGAGGAGGGCGGCCAGGGGAAGGGGCCCTATCCCATCAAGGCCCGCCGTCCCGCCCGCAACGGCCGGAAGCTGCTCTCGTTCCGCGGCTCTGGTGGTAGAGGCATCGCGGACGGGTCCGTGACCCATCCGCCGCTCCGGGTCGCCAAGGACCCCTGGCTCTCGCCCTCGCTCGACGAGGAGTCGCCGTCGATTGAGCGCGACCTCGAGTTCTCGCTGGACCTGTTCACGGAGGCGGACTAGTGGTCGTGCGCGAACCGTTCGCGGAGCTCGTGACGCTGGCGCTGCTGACTCGCCTCCGCGAGATCGAAGGCGACGGTGGGCTGACCCGCTGGTACACGCCGACCGTCGTGACGCGCGCCGGCGCCTTCGTCTCCGAGGGCGAGGAGTCCATTCTCGACACGAGCATCGAGGGCGACAAGGTCATCCTCCTGCTGATCCCCGACACCACCGAGGACGAGGACTCGACCTACACCGAGGTCTCGACCACGAAGGCCTACGACCTGGTGGCGCTGAAGGTGTTCGACCCGGCGATCAAGAGCCCGCTGCACAAGGACTACGACACAGAGGAAAACCCAACGCGCGAGACGGTCCAGAACCGTCTGGAGGCGGACTGCAAGAACCAGCTGCGCGGGAACCTGACGCTCGAGGAGGAGGCGATCGACTTCGGGGCCAACCAGGTGCTGCACATCACGATCCCGATGACGAACAAGAGCGAAGAGGACACCTGGATCGAGGGCGCCGGCTGGGCGGCGGTGTTCATGCGCATCGAGGTGCAGTGCAACCACGCGGACACGGCGGCATAAACGCGAAGCGGCAGGCGCCGGCCCGGGCCGGAGAGGAGATGGTCAGCATCCGGCGCAGCGTCCTCGACGCGCTGACCCTCGAGGTGGGGACGCTGCGCACCCAGGTGGATGCGGCCGTCGGCGCCCTGGCGGAGGTCGAGACGCCCGGCCCGAAGGGCGTGCACGCGGGCTGGAAGCGGTTCAGGGAGAAGGCGCGGGCGCAGGCGGACGAGCGCCGCGGGAGGTGAGTTCGATGAAGGTCAAGGAGAACAAAGCCGACGAGACGGGCGAACAGGCCGCAGGCGGACCGGAAGCGGCCGCGACGCCTCCCGCCGCACCGGCGCCGAAGGTGCCCACGTACCGGGCGCTGAAGGGCTTCAGCTGGCCGCTCCCGAAGCCGGAGACGGGGGACCACACGAAGGCCGACGGCACGGTCGTAAAGAACCACGTCCGCCGGTCGGTGCACGTCGAGGAGGGCTCGACGAAGGTTTCGGTGCCGGAGGCCCATGTCGAGGCCCTCCTGGCGATGGGCGCAATCGAGAAGGAGGGCTAGGGCGATGTCTCTGGCGCACGGCAAGAAGACGTATTTCGCGCTCGACACGCTGGCGGGCGCGCTGACGAGCGTCAAGGGGGCGGGCGACTCCGTCACCTACACGCCCGCGACCGACCAGCCGGACACCACCGTGTTCGGTGACCGCTCGATGAAGCGCGGCCTGGTCGGGAAGAACCGCTCCCGGTTCCAGTTCGCCGGGTTCGTGAAGGGTTCGCTGGCGGGGAGCTCCGGCCAGGTGCACGGGAAGAAGACGCGTGTGCTCCTGAACGAGTTCGCGCCGTCCACCCAGATCGAGACCACGACCGTCGCGCGGTCGATGCCCGCGGTCACCACCGACGGCTACGGCGTCGACAACGAGGAGAACGATCTCAAGGGCCACATCGACGGCTCGATCACGTTCAGCGGTGGCTACCGCGGCGCCGCGGGCGAGATCGACACGATCCTCCGCACGATCCGGGCCTCCGAGACGCGCGGCGTCATCTCCATCGCTCCGAGCGGGTTCGCCGTCGGGAACCTGGTCGACATGGGCGCGCTGGCGATCACCGAGAAGGGCGTGCAGTCGCCGCTGCAGGGCAAGGCGATGACGTCCGTCACCGCGCCGTGCGACGGCGAGGTCGACCTCGGCGTGTCGCTGCACGACACGACCGCGGAGACGACGACCTTCGACGGCACCGCCGTCGACGAGACGGCGGCTACCGCCAACGGGGGCGTCGGGCATCTGCACTGCACGGCGTTCACCGGCACCACGGGCACGTGGAAGATCCAGCACTCGCCCGACAACAGCGCGTGGTCCGACCTCATCGCGTTCGCGGCGGTCACGGCCGTCGGCTCCCAGCGGATCGAGCTCGCCGAGGGCACGGCGGTCGAGCGCTACGTGCGGGCCATCTGCTCCAACGACAACTTCTCGACCGCGATCGTCGCGATCGTGTTCGGTCGCCGGGACTTCGCCTACGGAACGGCGGGCACCCATCGCCACTTCGTCGGGCTCGTGCACAAGGACGCCGCCGCAGGCGCGTCGACGTCCGCGTCGTACGGCGCCGAGGGCAACGCGACCGGCAAGCCCAGCGTCACGTGCGAGGTCTACTGCGTCAGCTACAGCGTGACCTACCCGCACAACGCCCCCTCGAAATTCACGGCGGATTTCGTCGCGACCGGCGCGGTCGCTGACGGCACGTACTAACCCGGAGAGGAGCGCAGCAAGCCTATGGCTCGAATCGTGACGGTGTCGCTGGGCGGGGAGGACCGCGTTCTCAAGTTCACGGCGGCGGAGGCGATGGAGCTCAACCGCCACTTCAACAAGCCCATGCGGCGCCTGATGGCGGAGGACATCTGTCCGACCGACGGGGCCGGACAGCCCACGTACGACTTCAACCACGAGGCCGTCATATACGCGCTCTACATGGGCCTGCGCCACATCCGCAAGATGTCGCTGGAGCTCGCCGTCAGGTGGTTCACGGAGGCCATCGGAGAAGGCGGCGACGGGGCGGTCAGCATCACCAACCAGATCATCGACGCGATGTACCTGAGCGGGATCGTGCGCGGCTACTCGGTCGACCTCCACAAGGAGATGGAGCCCGAGAAAGCCGCGGCCGAGGACGAGACGCCGGAGGGAAAAGCCGTGCGGCCGCCCGACGCGCCCTGATCGAGCGGCTGGCGGAGGACCCCGCGTTCCTGCGCCAGCACGTGCTGGAGCTCGGGTATCGGTTGGGGCTGAAGCCGTGGGAGATCGCGCAGCTTCAGCCCGTCGACATCTGGGAGATGACCGACGGGTGGCGCTGGCGGTTCAGCCGTGAGCTCGAGGTGGCGGCGATGATGGCGTCCGCGATCATCAACCGGATCCCTCTCATTGCCGAGCCCGTCAGCCTGTTCGACCTGGCGGAGCGTTTCCCCCAGTACGAGCCTACGGGCGGCGGTTTCTCGCGCCCTCCTGAAGACGACGACGTAGCCGAGGGCCAAGAGGAGCCGGAGGCGTGAGCGCCGCGACGAAATCCGTCAAGTACAAGCTGGAGGCGGACCCGTCCGGGTTCAAGGCGGGCTACGCCGCGGCCCGCAAGGAGGCCGACGGCTTCGTAGAAGACCTCGGCGCCAAGACGGGCAAGCTCCACTCGATCCTGTCGGCCATGGGCCCGGCCGGAACCGCGGCCGCCGCCGGCATTGGCCTGTTCGTGGGCGCGATGACGCTCGCGGCCAACGTCACCATCGACGCGACGAAGCACGCGGCCGCCTACTCCGACAACCTGATGGCCCAGCAGGAGCGGACGATGATGTCCGTCTCCGCCCTCCAGAAAATGGAGGTCGCGGCCAAGCTGGGGAATGGGTCGCTCGAGGGCCTGGCCGCGGCCAGTGACAAGGTCCAGACCGCCCTCCAGAACGGCGACACGGCGTTCGCGAAACTGAACCTCAGCGTCGAGCGCCTCAAGAACGAGTCGCCCGACGGTGCCCTCCGCGACTTCGCCAGGGCGCTCCAGGACATCCACGATCCAGCGGAGCGGGCCGCTGCCCGCCAGGATCTCCTGGGCCGCAGTGCGGGCGCTTTGCAGGCCAGCCTGAACGCCCTGACGAGCAGCGCCAGCGACCTCGGGGGCGAGCTCGACGGGGAGTCCGTGGCGGCGGCGGCGAACTTCCAGGACAAGCTTGACCTCCTCGACACGGCACTCGAGCGCGTGGAGCTGCAGTTCGGCGCCGCGATCGCGAAGTCGCCGGAGCTCGCCGGCGCCATCGAGGACGTCACCGAGGCCGTGGTAGGGCTGGCCGAAGGGATCGCTGAAAACCGGGACACGCTGGCGTTCCTGTTTGACGCCCTGGGCAACGGCGTGGGCCAGGTGCCCACCATCATCCGCGGAATCAAGCGCCAGGGCGACATCGCCGTCGCGGCTTCCGACGTCTTGACCGGCCGCGAGCGGTCCGGGCCCAACGTCGCCCGCGGCCAGGGCGGCATCTTCGATCCCGCCAGCATCGGCACCGCCGGCCCCGCGGGCGACGCCGCGGCACGCCTCCTGGCCAGCCAGATCACCGAGTCCGAGGCCGCGTTCAGAAAGCAGGACGCGGCTGCAAAGAAGGTGGCCGACGCGGAGCTGGCCCGCATCGAGCTGGTGAGGAAGGCGCGCATCGAAGAGCAGCAGACGCGCGTGAAGCTCCAGGACGAAGCGGACAAGCGGCAGCAGCTGAGCCTGCAGAACGAGATCAAGTTCGCGGAGCAGCGCGTCGAGGCGCGCCAGCGGGAACAGGACGAGCTCGAAGCGGAAGAGGACCGTCGGATCGAGCAGGAGGAGCGGATCGCCGAGGCGACCGCCAACCGACGAAAGATCGAGGCGGAAGAGCACCGCCAGCACATCACTGATCTAAGCGCTGTGGCGGCAGGTCTCGACCGGATGGGCGACGCGGCCGGCGGCGCCTTCGGGACGATCCTTGGTCTCGGGGCGGGCTCGATCGACGTCTTCACGAACCTCGACAAGAAGACGCGCGACAGCATGACCGGGCTGCAGAAGTGGGCCGGCGTCGCGAACGCGGCAGCAGCCATCATGTCCGGCCCAGGGGGCGCGAAGGGGGCGCTCTCCGGTGGCATGGCGGGCGCCTCCGCCGGCGCGGCGTTCGGCCCCTGGGGCGCTGCGATCGGTGGCGGCCTGGGCGCGATCGGCGGTGCCCTGTTCGGTGGGCCGTCTGAAGCGGACAGGCGCGCGCAGAGCGACCGCGCCCGCGAGGCGGGTCTCACCTCCAGCGAGATCCAGAGGCTGTCGGGCGACTTCGAACGCTTCGGCAAGCAACTGGACGTTCTGCAGAAACAGAGCGGCGTCCTGGAGAGCCTGGCGTCGAAGCTCGACGCGATCCGGATGGACCGCACCGAGCGCGGCATCGCGGGCCTCACCGCGCAGTTCCAGCACATGACCAACGAGGCGAAGCTCTCCGCGTCAGAGCTCGCCCGCGTCGACGAGCGGATGGACCGCTTCGCCGACAAGCTGAAGAAAGCAGGCGTCGAGGGCGCGGACTTCGACAAGGCGATGCGGGCCCGCCGGAACGCGCTCCAGAGCGGCGCCGAGGGCGCTGACCTCGAGGAGCAACAGGCGCGCATGAACCGCCTGTCGCTCTTCGCCGCGGCGATGTTCCAGGACCTGAAGAACCAAGGCCTGTCGACGTCCGAGGCGTTCGAGAAGATGGGCCCCGCCATCGACGCCGCGATCGAGGCGGCGAAGGCTCACGGCGTCGAGATCGGCGGGACGCTGGGGATGCTGGCGGAGTTCCAGCAGAAGGTGGCCGCCAGCCCGGAGCTCGCCCGGGCGGCAGAGTCCTGGGGCGACATCGTCAACGCGATGCGCTCCAGCGGGTCCCTCGACCAGACGGGCGCGAACGCGGTCATGGAGGAGATGGCCGCCCAGGTCCAGGAGCTCACGGAGAAGGGCTTCACCGAGGCGCAGCAGTCCGCCCTGATGGCCCAGGGCCTGATGGCCCTGCGGGACGCGGCCGCGGCTGGCACCATCGCCCTCGACGACCAGACGCGGGCCATGATCGAGCGCGCGGAAGCGCAAGGCGCCTTCGAGGGTCTCGAGGACCCGATGAAGGAGCAACTCGAGGTCCAGCGCTTGATGCTGGAGGCGATCGCGGCGCTGACGGTGGCGTTCGGCAAGACCCTCCCGGAGAGCGTCCAAAAGTACATCGACAAGCTCAACGACATCCCCAACGTGGGCGGCCCGACCGGCTACGAGGGCAGCGGCGGTGCGCGACCACCGCGCGACGAGGGTCTCGACTCGCCGGGCACCGGGTACGCCACCGGCTACTACAACGAGTCCATGCCCCCCGGGCCGCTGCCGGGCGGCGGCACGCCGATGACCGTGCATCCCGGCGAGGAGGTATCCGTCATCCCGCGCGGCGGTCGCCGCAGCGGCAACACCGGGATCACCGGCGGAGGCTGGGGCGGCGAGGGCGGCATCAACATCGTTGTTCAGAACGTCTGGGACGGCCGGGTCGTCGACGAGCACCACGTCGAAGGCCTGCGCAACAACCGCAGCGGCATGGCAACTGAGACGCGCCGCCATGCCGGCACGCGGCTGGGGATGTAGTGCCCGGCCTGCTCTCCGCGGCGATGCTCGCCGAGCTCCGGAAGCGCAGCGGAGCGGACGTCCATCCCGTGTTCTCGCTCATGCTGGACAGCGGGACGCGCGTGTACGCGAACACGCCCGGTGGATCGAGCACCCTGGGGAAGTTCTGGCCGCGGGTGATGCCTGGCGGCTGGGGTCGCGTCAAGCGCCAGGTCTCCGACGATCGCGGCGGGCTCATCTTCAACAACACCAGCGTCACGATCCAGGACCCTGACCGAGCCTTCGCGCGCCTGGTCGCTTCCTCGCAGGCGCGCACGTTGCGCGGCACGCGGTGCGTCTCGCAGCTGGTCTCGCGCCGGGTCGACCCGGGCGACTGGTTCACCTTCTACGACGGTTACCTCGAGAACAAGGAGATGGTCTCGCCGTACACCTGGAAGCTGAACCTGCACCCGAACGACCAGCCGCTCCGCGGCGTGTTCCCCAAGCTGGCGATTCCGCAATCGGACTTCCCGAACGCGGGCGACAAGACCGTCTATGCGCAGTTCCCGAACGTGATCTACGGCGTCCACGACTCTCGGGCCTCGAGCGACCACGGCATGATCCCGTGCCCCTACGTCGATCGCCTGAACCCCTACCGCTACCTCGTGTCGCTGGGCTGGACGACGGTGCAGCGGGTTTACGTGGACGGCACCCAGACCAGCGCGTCCAACTACACGATCACGCACCCGACGATCGGCGGGCGCCTCTACACCCTGATCGTCTTTGCGGCCGACCAGGGGACGGCCGAGATCACGGCGGACGTCACCGGCTACACCACGAATGCGGACGGGACAGGGGGCGTCCTGATGGGCGTCCAGGCCCTCCTGCACCCGCTGGTCAACTTCGTCTGGGGCGACAGCCCCGGCGTCGCCTGGCTCTCCTCCGCGACGGCGCCGGTCAGCACCGCCGCGTTCGCCGTGGCGCAGAATTTCCTGGAAGCCATCGGCCGCTCGAAGGTCTCGCGGCGTTACGGCGGCGCGCAGCAGTCCACCGGCCTGGGTGTCATCGGGGAGTTCTGCTCGAGCGAGACGCAGTTGAAGGCGTTCTTCACGGCGGACGGCCTACTGGCGCTCGCGCCCGACGACCACAGGGTCACGACGCTCTGGCACACCGGGTCGCAGCTGGTCCGTCCAGCCCGTCAAGAGCTCGGCCAGCGTGGCACGGCCGGGAACCTGCGCCTGCCCTATGACCGCGACTCGATCGCATCGCGCATCACGTCCCAGTTCATCTACGACGACGTGCGCGGCCAGTTCGCCAACACGCTCGAGGTTCGCGACCTGTCGTCCCCCGAAGATGCCGCGACGGATCTCCCGATCCCCTGGTCGCACGCGAGCTACGCGGCATGAGGAACGCGCGTGGCTGAGGTCTACCTCCTCCCGGACGAGACGATCGCCTCGGGCACCTGGACTCCGGTAGGCGCGGCCACGAACCACGCCGCGACCGACGACCCGTCCGGCGGGGACGACGACAACACCAGCTATTCCCAAGGCTCGGACACCACCTGGTCGGATCTCATCATGGGCGTCGGCCCCATGACAGACGCGGTCGAGATCACGGCGGTCGAGCTCCAGGTCCGGTTCAACAACGCGGGCGGCGGTGCCAACCAGGAGTTCGACTTCGGTATCCGCCTCGGCGGCGTTAACTACCTAAAGGGCGCTCAGTTCGTCGTCTCGGCGGTCTACGCGAACGACCTGAAGGTCTGGACCGCCAACCCGGCAACGGGCGGACTGTTCACCAAGACCCAGCTGGACGACGTCCAGATCATCCTGCGGACGCAGGACGGCGGCGCCCCGCCGATCGACTCGGTGCGCGTGACCAGCGCTCGGCTGAAGGTCACCTATCAGCCGCTGTCCGCCGAGATCGAGGCGGAACGCCATCGGGCGACGGCACGACTACGTCGCTACAGCGAGGAGATCCCGACGGCCGTCATTCGGTCCATGCCAGAGGTGCTCGACAACGAGCTCATGGACAACATCACGATCGAGCACCCGGCGGCACCCTGGGAAGAGACATTGAACGGCGAACCCCTGGGCCGGCTGCACTCGGTGCGGTCGATCGACTTCGACCCGAACACGTTGGCGGTCGAGCTCATGGGCTGGGACCAGCGGCGGTTCCTGTGCATGGCCTACGACTCGGGCCGCACGGCGCGCGGCACCAGCATCGACGAGCAGGGCGTCGCGCGCATGTCCGCCGGCGGGGTGTTCTCCACGACGCGCGCCTCCAACATGTGGGTCGCCGACTGCGAATCACGCCTGGTCGTGGCGAAGGGGACCAACCAGCGCGGCTACGACTTCGTCGGGACCCTGGCGGACGCGGCCGCGACGCGATATGGCGCGGCCCTGATCGAGAGCGCGTCGACCAACCTGCTGAAATACTCCTCGGCGGTGGAGGGCTCCGGCGCCATCGGCGTCGGGAAGATCGTGGCGACGGGGGCCGCCGGCACCTTCGCCGAGGAGGCGTCCCCGGCCCAAGCGCTCTGGGACGCGAGCGTCTCGGGCTTCGCCTACAAGTTCACGGCCGGCAGCCCGCACAGCGCCGACAAGCGCGCGACGTGGCCGGCCACGGCGAGCCAGGCCGCGAACACGATCGTGCGGTTCTCGATCGACTACATGAACACGGGCACCGTCTCCGCTGACCGCCTGCGCTGGGCCCTGCAGCGGGCGTTCGACTCCTGGTGGTGGAACGACAGCACTGGCGCCTGGCAGTCCGGAGCCGTCGACAACCCGCTGGTCCTGGTAGCCACGCGCAGCAAAGACACCCGGGCGAAGTCGAAGGCCATCAATGTTGGCAGCAACAGCACGACGCTGACCCTGTCGCTGGCGGCGCTCTCGGGCGGGACGGCCGCCCGCGTCGACCGCGTCTACCACGTCCAGCTGGAGAACAAGGCCTGGCCCACGTCGCGGATGGTGACGGGCGCCGCGACGTACACCCGCGCCTCGCAGCTGGACTCCTGGTCCTCGCCCGCGATCTCCGCGACGAGCGGGACGTTCCTGGGCCGCTTCATCCCGGAGTTCAGCGCGGCCGACGTGGTCGCGGCCGGCGCCACCATCACGTTCTTCGACATCCAGTGGGACTCGGACAACGGGCTCCGCTGCGAATACGACGGGACCGACCTCAAGTTCACCATCCTGGAGAACACAAACACGAGCACGGCCAGCAAGGCGTGGACGGCGGTCGCGGGGACAGAG